GGAAATGCTCTCCACATCGGATGGATATCTATTTTTTCAAGACCCGGCTTGGGATGATACGAATGTTTATCTTGACGCTTCAGACATTGGCGTCACAGCCACTCTTAACGTGTATGCGCCCGTAGAGGATGCTTTGAACCTTGCGGGACCGGCAACTACTCTCCAGCCCACATCAACGGTTCCAGGACCATTCAGCGTGGCTCACGGATTGTCAGCCGTGCCGTCTCGAATTGAAATCCTGATGCTTTCAGACGGCATCATTCGTGCTCAGTCTCCAGCGTTTGACACAACGAACGTTTACCTTCAAGCCTCAGATTCCGGATGCATCGCAAAAATTTTGGTTTACGTATAGGGGGGAACAATGTCAAGACTCATTCGCCTGTATCTCGCGCTGTGGCTGTTAATGGGCGCCGGAGTTGCTTTCGCTCAGAATCCACAGAGTACGCTCGCGCCGATTGTCTCTGTCAACTCCGCTTACAACAACGGCGTTTCTCCGGGCTATCGTCCAACGGCGGGCTCCGGGCTGGTGCTGAATGTTGGACCAGGTACGGCGAATTGTTCCGGCACGATTGAAACTTATGCCGGCGGAACGTTGAGCATGACCGCGAGTGTGGTTAATTACGTCTATCTCAATACTTCCGCTAGCTGCGTACCAGCAGTCAAAACTTCCTCTTTTGGGACCTCTGATATTCCAGTTGCCACGGTGACGGCCGGCGCTTCCGCTATTACGGCAAATTGCAATAACAATGGTACATCTTCGCCAGCCGGAACCTATCCTTGTATTGTTGACAGTCGCACGATTTTCAATACACCAGCATCTCCAACCGGGCTCTCATGTTTAAGTGGAGATGTAACGGCCGGCTCCGGTGGTTCCTGTACATCAGCGATTCTTGCTACTGTCAATAGCAGTTCGGGAACATGCGGAGACGCAACGCACGTTTGTCAAGTGACCACGAATGGAAAAGGTTTAGTCACGGCTCAAAGCCAAGTTTCAATCACTGGCGGCGGAAGTGACCCTTCCACTCAATACCTTTTTCAAGCCGGTTCGAATGGAGCTGCATGTAACGATTCGACTGATGATACTTCCGCTTTTAATAGTTTACTTTCCGCAATTCAAACGGCGGGCGGAGGTACGGTTGTCGTTAGTGGAACTTGCCTTATTTCTGGGCAAATCAATATACCTAACAATGGAGCGAGTACAAATCCTCATCAAGCATCGATTCGTATTACAGGGGCCGGTGGAAGCGCTGATGGGTCATTTACTCTTAGCATTTTCAATTCCCCGAGCGCTCTCGATATGAGATATAGCGCATCCACAGCGAAGATTCTGACACTCGCAATTGGTAGTTTGGAAATCGATCACATTGCTTTGCTTGATAAGGGCTCCGATTGCTCTCCGTTCATTTACACAACAAATACCAGCATAAAAATTCATGACAATCTGTTTAGCGGAACAGCTTCGGGGACGAGTGCCTGTAACGACGCAATCATTCTTGGAGGTACAGCGGTTTACGCAACGCCACTTACATTGACGGTGAACAGTGCGTTTTCAGGATACGGGAGCAATATCGATCATAATTTTTTCGACAAAATTCGGCGAGGTGTTCAGTTCAACAATTCTGCTAATGCTGTTACTGTGAAAAATAATACCTGGTCCGCAACGTGCGGTGGAACCTCTTCGAGTGGAGCAATTCAAATAGGTTTCAGCGGTTATTCTCAGGCTCAATCAAACGTCTTCGGGGGTAATTTGATTGAAGTAACAAACTACCCATATGCATATCTTGTTTACGGGACGACAAATGTTGGATACGGAGATACTTTTTGGGATGGAAGTTCAACTCTCATCTCCCTATTTCATTTTCCTAGCGGAGGCGGCGCGCAAGGTAACACTTTTTTGGTCAGTCACGATGGAACTATTCCGGAATCTAAAGTAACAGATGCCACTCCAATCCTTTCCAGTCCCTTATATTCAAACGCTGTTTTAGATCAAAACTTACAAACCTCTCTAACTCTCGCGGCGGCTAATTGGAGGGAGTGCAACGATACATCGGGTTCCACTACTGCCGGTTCCTGCTCAACACAGGACGGTTTTGAGTTCACTTCGGGTAATGGGATTTTCATTCTTTACCACACAACAGTTTCAAATTCATTATCAAGTTTTACTGTCAACGTCAATGGCTCCGGAGCATGGCCGGTATTAATTCCAAGCAATTCAGGATGGACGGCTACCCTTAATCCGACAACCTCTATTCCGGCAAATACTGATATTCCGATGTTCACTGACGGAACTTACTGGTACATCATTCAGAACGGAACTGTAGGGGCCGGAGGATGCTCAGGAGTCTCAGCGGGAAGTTATACGAACACGAATTTAACGGTTAATTCGGCCGGTTGCATAACAGTCGCCTCAAACGGAAGTTCTTCAGGGTTGACTCTCACGACCACGGGTACAAGTGGACCAGCCACGTTGATCAGTAACGTTTTGAATGTTCCTCAGTACACTCCCTCTAGTGGAGTTTCTTTTTTACAGACAGTTGTTTCAACTCCCGTTTCGAGCATAACGATCTCGTCAATTCCTCAGACGGCTACGAATCTTCGCATAGTCGTTACCGGGCAAACTTCAGCAGGATCACCAGGAACGGTCATTATTCAATTGAACGGCGATAGCACGGGAAGCGATTATACGGCCAGTGGAATTTACATGACCGGAAGCGGCGCGGCTGAAACTTACACAAACTCATCTGGGGCCGCAGTTTGTGGAATTGTAAGCTCTTTCTCTACTGGTTTCGAGGGAACAGGAAACTGTTATATCGGTAACTACTCATCAACTTTTTTTAAGAAAATCATCGTATCCACAGCATCCTCAATCAACAGTTTTGGTCCCCAATTCAATGCGGATTCAAGTACCTGGAATTCGACCGCCGCTGTAACAAGCCTAACTTTCACTTTGGGTAGCGGGAATTTCACAACAGGAACCACTTTTACGGTTTACTACGAATGAGTAGTTTTGACAATGAGAAACAACTGAAATTCATCATTACGTTGGGTAATGGGAATTTCGGCGGAGCCGGCAATCAAATTACGCTGGAGGGTTTTCGTGCGTCTGTAAGTATTGACAAAGCTGGCGGCTCACAAATGGGAACTCTCAGGGCTCAGATTTGGGGCGTGAATCAGTCCAACATGAATGCTTGCGTAACTTATCCTTTTCAGCCGGGTAAGCAAGCTATTTTTAACACCATTCAAGTTTTTGCGATTGACGGTAATCAGGAGACAGTAGTTTTCACAGGGAACATAGTCATAGCGTGGGGTAATTATCAGAACATGCCGGATGTGTTCCTGGAGATTCAAGCGCAATCCACTTACGCGGCTCAGATGAGCACGGCCATTCCGCGGAGCTACAAAGGGCAAATTGATGTAGCAACCGCGATGAGTCAGATTGCTAATCAAATGGGGCTCACGTTTGAAAACAACGGCGTGACAGCTCAGCTCTCGAATCAATATCTCCCCAACACGGCACTAGAGCAAGCTAAGACGCTCGCGAATGCGGCCGGATGCTGGTTGTATATCGATGCCGGCGTGTTGGCTATTACGCCGGCGTACACTCCGCGAAAGACTAACTCAGTCCCCCTCATCTCGCGAGATACAGGGCTCAAGGGGTATCCAACGTTCGATAGTACCGGCGTGCATTTTGACGCTCTATTCAATCCGGCTGTTATATTTGGTGGAGCAATTACGCTCGATACCAGTATTCCGCAAGCGGCCGGCACATGGATTGTTACCAGCGTGGCGTTGAAACTGGAAAGTGAAAAATACAACGGTGCCTGGTTTATGACGATTCGAGCGAATGCAACTGGATTGGCGGTAAGTAAATGAGTTCTCCCCCTACATTGCTTGGAGCCCTGAAACCCTGGTCAACATGGGGCAAATTCAATCAAGTTTCGTTTGTCATTCAGCAATTATTGGGCAAGGTCCAAACGGCAACCCTGGTGCAAGTGAAGTCTTGCACGAATGAGGGGGGCGTTTCGCCATTCGGTTTTGTGGATGTGGTTCCTCTGGTCAACCAGATAAACGGAGACGGCACAGCTCAGCCACACACAACGATTTTTAACGTTCCTTATTTGCGGCTCCAGGGCGGCGCGAACGCTGTAATTCTTGACCCTCAAGAGGGTGATATAGGCATTTGTATTTTCGCGAGCAAAGATATTTCAAACGTCAAGAGCACACAGGCGCAAGCCAACCCCGCGAGCGCGCGAGTGTTCGATTATTCAGATGGGCTTTATTTGGGCGGCTTACTAAACGGAATTCCGGAACAATACATTCAATTTGGTTCTGGCGGTATCACGATTGTTTCTCCCACAGCGATTACTCTCAATGCCCCTCAAATCAATTTGCAAGGGCCGGTGACTCAAACCGGCGGTATGATGACAAGTGACACTGACGTGCAAGCGGGCTCCAGCAACATCAGTCTGGTGATGCACAAACATACCAGTGAATCTCCAGGGAGCCCAACAAGCGAGCCTCTACCATGAGCGTGACCATTGACGGAGTAATGCTGTACGATACGCTGTTGTTGGATCAAACAGCGTGGGATTTGGTATTGGACGCAAACGGTAATATCGCAATGGCGTCTCCGCCTTATTCGCTTGCTCAGGACGTGGCGAGCGCCGTTCGGACGTTTTTAGGAGAGGTCTGGTATTCAACTGTCATCGGAATTCCATATTGGCAGGAAATCTTAGGTAAACTTCCCCCTGCGGCGTTGTTGACGGAGATTATTAATCAAACCGCGTTAACGGTTCCTGGAGTGGTAGCGGTTCAGACTTTCGTTCAGTCATTCAGCGAGAGAAATGTTGGCGGTCAAATTCAATTCGTGGATGCGAGCAGCGTAACCACGATCATCAACTTCTAGGGGGCGAGAGATGAAGGCAGGAATAGCAAAACGATTGGCTGACGGTTTCCGAATTAACAAAGGAAACGTATGGGGCCATTGTGAAGAAAATTCACGTATCGCGGGGCAAAGCTATTCCTGTACTGACCAAACTTCATACCGCTGTAATTTTTGTGGTTGTTTCGTTTGTGGGAGTCATCAAAAGCAACATCGCAAACAGTGTAATGATAAAGGCGGCGAGAGATGAGCACAGCGGTTCCACAAATCGAGTTTACGGAAGCCGGGCCGGTTATCCCCACAGAGGCGGCAATTCTTGCCGGCACGCAAACCGATTTTAACGCGGCTTTCGGCGGCGGATTGAATCCCGCTCTGAATACCCCACAGGGTCAGCTTGCAAGCTCTCAGGCTGCAATCATCGCGGCGAAAGACGCGGAAATTGCGGAGATGGTCAATCAATTTGATCCGCAATATGCAGACGGCCGTTGGCAGGATGGACTAGCACGAATTTACTTTCTGACCCGCAAGCCGGCTGTTGCCACGGCCGTAACTTGCACGCTTGGAGGCTTGCCCGGAACCGTCATTCCGGCTGGTACATTCGCGCTCGATACCAGCGGTAATAAATACGTTTTGCTCGGAACGGTCACTATCAGTTCGGGCTCGACTGTCTCAAGTTCATGGCAAAATATTGTGACGGGTCCGATTCCTTGCGCGCCTGACACGCTGACTCAGGTTTTTCAGGCCATTACCGGTTGGAGCACAATCAACAACCCGGCTGCGGGTACGCTTGGGAATGTAGTGGAAAGCCGGGCGGATTTCGAGTTTCGCCGGCAAAATTCAGTAGCCATCAACAGCAATGGTACATGCCCGGCGATTTACGGGAACGTGTTTGAAATTGCAAACGTCCTGGATTGCTTTGTCATTGACAATCCCTACGGCACAACCGATAGCGCGAATCCCTTGCTGACTGGAATTGTTAACCCAACTAATTATCCGCTCGCGCCGCATTCGCTTTATGTTGCGGTGGTTGGCGGAG